AACTCACGCCTCAAAGCAATCATTATGCGGCGGACTGAAGGCTTATTTAGGGCAGTACGACCAGAACGGACAAAGAAAGCACACTGTTTTTTGTAAATCTTTACTGGATGAATGCGCTGTATTTATCAAGGACGAGGAAAAAGAAAAGCTGGGCGCGGAGGAAGGATGCCATGACGATCATGTAATAGCGGCGTCACTGGCTATCGAGGGAGATAACTATTTACCGAAGTGCGAACGAATCGAGAAACCTAAACAGGGTTGGCGTGAACGTAAGGCCGAAGAAACGGCGAGGGAGGCAAATTGGGCAGCTTAAGAGAACAAGCATTAAAGCGTAATCAGCGATTAAAAGAAGTTGTCAAGGTTGATCGCAGACTCTTAGAGGCTTGCGAGGAATTGAGATACACAGTCGAACATCCTAGCGAGAGCGCGGATATTATCATGGCTAAAGGAGTTTATCGGAAGAAAGACGAAGACGCTATTATGACGGCCAAGGTTGACGGCGTGGTCATTGGTTACAAAGTAAAGAAATCTTCCATATTAGAGATTAGTCCTTATTTTGACCGCTACTGCTACATCAGGACACCAGAGCATAGACTTAGCGACCTGTCCGACAAACAGCTTGCAGTCATAAAATATACCGTGCTGGAAGCCTTCTTTGAGCCACAGCAGGGAAGCGTTGATACTGAAGTTATAGGAGACGGCGCAATCTTGATGAAACAGCGTTTTATGGTTGCGCTACCGTACAAGTTTCAGGATGCAACAATTCAGGTTCCGGGTAATTACAGGAGTCACTAATGCCGGTAATTGATTACGACAAAATAGACAAATCCAACGCTGATAAAAAGGTCAAGGAGGTTTATAAACTTCTTAAAGGATTTATAGACGACTCTGGCCGTGCGGACTGGAAAAAAGACGTTTACGACCGTGGATGGGAAGTAGCATGGGGAAAGTCTGACTCTCTTTGGTCTGAAGACGAAAAGAAAGCCATGACCGAAAAGGGACAGATACCTATTTCGATCAACGATATTTCAAAGGGCATTCAGGGAAGTTGCGCGGTAAGCACAGCCAGTAAGCCGGGAATTAATGTCAAACCAATTGGTTCCTCTGACCTGTACCTTGCTGAATTAGTCAAACGAGGATTTGATTTTGTATGGCAGCAGAACCGAGGGCAGGAAGTTATTTTTGATGTCAGCAAGGAATCAAAGACCGGCTCTTTGGGTGTGTTGGATATTACGTTCGATGAAGCAAAAGGTAAGTGGGGAAAGATTGTTTTAAACTCTGACAATCCCCTAGATTATTATTGGGATAAGAAATCAAGAAAGTCTGACAAGTCAGACAGCCCTATCATTAAGGCTCATTTAGTTACCAAGGATTACGCCAAGGATAATTATGATGTGAACGATGATGATCTTGATTTTAAACCTATCCCCGAAGACGAGGACGGAGGCAAGAGCGAAGAAGGAAATAAAAACGATGGTTATGTGGAGGCCAGTAAAACAAATGATAGTGAAGGCTCTGAGGACGATAAGGAAGAAGTTTGGGAAATTGAGGCATGGCTGTTAAAGACCGTTAAAACCCACGGACTCCTGGCTGTTAATCCCCACACTGGAAAACTGGAAAGAATTGATTTTAAAACCAAGGCTGAAGCTGATGAGGGTATGGAAGCCCTGAAAGTGGCCGGATGGGAAGGCAAAATCAAAGAATACAAGTCGGAAAAGCGGGTATTGCGTGTCATTGTCGGCAAGAAACTTATTTCCGAAGAAGAAAATCCTTACGGCCTTGATAGTGACGGCGACCCTGTGGTCCCGAAAATATTAGTACCGCATGACCGTAGCAACGATGGATATTTTGTCAGTCCGACCTATCGAGCGATTGAAATCAGCAAATCAAGAAACAAGCGCCGGATGCAGACAATTTACGTAATCAGTAAAAACATTGACGCTCCGATCGTTGCATCACAGGGCTACAAATGGGAAACAGACTCGGTACACGGCGATACATTGATTGTGCCCAAGGATTCACCGTTCCCGCCTCATAGACTGCTTCCCGGCACAACGTCCGCAGAATTAGTGCAGATGGAGCAGCGGGACGAAATAGCGCTAAATGATGAATTTGACATGAACGATGTTATGAAGGGCAAGTTACCTCCTGGCGTGGACTCCGGCAAGCTGGTTATCGCTCTACAGGATCAGGCAGGCATGATGTCCACGCCCTTTATTGGTATGCTTGAGGGAGTTATTGAGAGGGCGGCAAAGGTAATTTTCAGTTTGATGTTGAGGCACTGGCCGCGCGAAATGTGGGAAAGACTGATTGATGATGATGAGAAAACCTCCTGGCAGCCTGTAAAAGAAAGGAAGATTGACCAAATGACCGGAGAGGTTACAAAACCAGACCCACAGGATATTTCAATGAAGTGGCTGAAGGCTTTAGACACCATCAAGCCGGAAACAGGCGAATCGCAAATTGATATTGAAGGGTTCGATATTCGCATTGTAGCCGGTTCCACTACACCGACAAATAGGATGGCTAAACGTCTCGATGCTATGGAAATGGTCAAGAACGGTATCTACCCGCCGGAGATTGCGCTTGAATATATTGATGATCCACTGAAAGACAAGGCATCGGCAATTCTTAAAAATAGGGAAAAGATGGCAATAGAACAGAACGCAATGAAGGGCGTAAAATGATAAAAGACACCGCTATATTGGAATTGTCCAATGAGGATATTTTAAGACTGACCAATAAATCTGTAATGGATCAACTGAATAGCTGGGCTAAGAAGTATGGTTTTGACAACCATGTATTGAAGGGGAAACTTGAAATTTCCCTGAATGAAATAAAAAAATAAAAGGGAGAATGAAAATGTCAAAGAAAGACAAAGCTGAAAAAGAAGTTAAAGAATTAGCTGGCAAGGTATCAGGAGAATTAAAGTTTAAAAAGATTTCCTCCGAGGGCGTTTCCTTTTCAATGGAACTGGACAAAGCCAATATTAAGAGCATGGGGAATGATTCAATCGTTTTCGATTTAAAGGCATTACCGGCAGATTTTAATTTTGATAAACATGATTTGATTGGCAAGATTGAAATCACATTGGAAGCAAAAGATAAGTAAATAATTTGGGGTTGTCCGCGCTGATCTGATCAATCGGTGGACACGCAAGAAATGAACGAAGCGGCTTGTAGGAGCCTACACTCTTACAGTGTCGCTTTTTTATTTGCCCCGCCAGATAAAGTCTTCAGGACAGACATTAAACAGCCTGCAATTGGTTACTTGTCCGACCACAAAGGACACGCAGAAGAAAAGGAGATTTTTATGGCAGTGGGAGATTTTTTAAGTTGGCTGAGAATTTTCATCAAACCACTTTTAAACGAAAGAGGCGAGGTTGGGGATTATCAAAAGCCAGAATTTACGGACGAAGAAAAGACCGCTTTGGGAGAAGTGGACGAAAAGACGGACGAAGGCAAGCCACCGGAACAGGCTGACCAAGAAGACGGTAAACCGCCCGAAGATGGGAAACCACCTGAAGACGAGAAGCCGCCCGAAGGCAAAACCGAGGAAGTAAAGCCGGATGCCGAAACACAGGCCGTAATTGAAAAAGAGGGCGGCAAACTCATTACCGAGAACGGCAAGCAGTACGTCGTTGATGAGGATGGCGCGAAGATTCCCTTCGAGCGGTTCAAGAAGATTTATTACCAAGCCAAGGGAAAAGAAGAAACAGAAACTAAATTTAACCTTTTCAAAACATTAGGAGCAGAAAAATATTACGAAGTTTATCCCGATGAGAAACCGGCGGATTTTAAACCGGTAGAGCGCAAGGCGGACACAGCAGCCGAAGACTTCAACTCGATGGTTGTCAAAGGTGGAAAGTATGACGGTTTGACCATTGGACAAGTAGCGCTGGGTACGGATGATTTTCTACCCGATCCGGTATCAGCAAACGTCATGGTTAATAATTATCTCAATTCAAAAAGGACGGCAGCAGAAACCGAAGAACGGAAACAAGAGGAGTTTAATAAAAACTTCACTGCCGAGAAAAACGCATTCCTTTTTGAGAGGGCGAAAGAATTGTTCAACAAGGACAAAGACTATACGCCCGAAGAGATCAAGCAGGTCAATGATGTTTACGGTGTTCTTTCCAAATGGATGATTGCCAATAAAAAGAGTCATTACAAAATGGAAGACGCCTATCTGCTGATGAACAAAGACGAGATAATCAAAAAAGCCAAAGTAAATGCCACCAAGGAAGCCTTAAAAACGGCCACTGACAAGAAAGTCATACCTTCTATTGGAAATGGTGATGGAAGCGCAGGGCTGACAGGTTTTGAGGCTGTTATGGCTATGTCTGAAGACGCTCTGGCTAAACACATTGATGGTCTGTCCGACAAAGAACAGCGGGATTTTTATAAAAACGCACCGAAAGCGTTAAGAGAGAAATATCCCTCTCTGCCCTGGTAGTTTGAGAAGGCCATAATAAGGAGCTAAACAATGGCTGATTTTATTTTTGCAACAGGCAACGCCCTAACCCGTAAGGCATGGGCTAAAAAGTGGATGATGGAGGCGAAGACCGAATCGTATTTTTATGAAAACGGTTTTGTCGGCAAATCCGAAGACAACATAATCATCGAATACCCCGATCTGGAAAAAGATCAGGGCGATGTAATCACAATGGGCGAAATCCGTGAACTCTCCGGCGCTGGCGTGGCGAATGACGGCCAGATGGAAGATCACGAAGAAGCACCCAATACCTACGATGACAGCGTGACCTTAACGCAGATTCGTAATGCTGTAAGGTTGGGCGGCAAAGAAACTGAAATGCGCCCCTCTGATAATGGCATACGCGAGAAAGTAAAAGAATTACTCCGGCGTTGGATGGCGGCCAAGATCGACCAGGACCTTTTTACGGCGCTGGGAACGTCTTGCACCAAAATCATCTACGGCGGGGATGCAACGGCCACTACAGATATTGAAGCGGGAGATTATATGACTCTCTCTCTGATTTCCAAAGCGGTCACCTATGCCAAGAAAGCACAGCCCAAGATTGTCGGTCCGATGGTCAAGGGAAAACAAATGTCCGGCGTTATCGTTATGTCTCCGGATCAGGCTTTTGATCTTTCCGAGCGTGATGCTGCATGGGCGCAGGCGCAGAGGGAAGCACAGAAACGCGGCGATGACAATCCTATCTTTACCGGAGCCAACGGTATTCACAAGAACTGTGCAATTCACGACCACACCCGTATTGCTCTCGCTACCACATGGGGAAGCGGCGCGGA